AGACGAAGAAATACAAACGCAAGATGAAACGGTTCGTAAAAGAATCAATCGTCTGAAGTATGAATATCATCAGCAGCGTCGAGAAAAAGAAGCAGCTGAACGACTCAAAGAAGAAGCTATTGCATTCGCCAAAAAAGCCCAAGATGAAAATACTAGATTGCAGGGTCTGGTTGGTCAGAGCGAACAAGCTCTTCTACAAAGTGTTCAAACAAGAACACAGGCAGAGTTAGAGTCTGCCAGAGAGAAATATAAGAAAGCCCATGAGGATGGGGATACAGATGGAATGGTTGCTGCTCAAGAGCAGCTTGCAAGGGTACAGGCAGATAGAGCTTATATAGATAACTATCAACCCCAAATGCAGCAGCCGTCTACGGAGCAACAAGCTCCAGAATCGGTGGAGCAGCCATCGCAACAACCGCTAGATCCAAGGCTCCAGACTTGGCTGGCAAATAATACTTGGTTCGGCGCACCCGGAAATGAAGCTGTCACAGGATTTGCTTATGGTCTGGATGAGATGTTGGCAAAAAGAGGAGTAGAGAGAAACTCTCCACAATACTTTGAGGCAATAGATCAGGCGTTGAGAAAGTCTTTTCCAAAGGCATTTGGCGTAGAAGAACAGCAACAGGCAGAAGATACGTCAAGCAAACCCAACACTGTCGTAGCATCGGCACAGAGAACTAGCGGGGGCAAGCGTCAAGTGAAGCTCAACAGTTCTCAGATAGCTTTATGCAAACGATTAGGAATTACACCAGAGCAATACGCTCGTCAACAAATGGGGAATTAAGATGTCTGAAGAAAGAGCACCAAGAGAAACGGAGACACGAAGCGAAAGCGAAAGACCTAAGAGCTTTGTACCGCCGACACTTCTACCTGATCCAATACCACAAGACGGATATGTTTTTCGATATATCAGAACAGATATGCAAGGTCAGTCTGATGCCACTAATGTCTCTATGAGATTTAGGGAAGGCTGGGAGCCATGCAGAATCGAAGACCATCCAGAGCTTGAAGTTGTAGCGGATGAGAATAGTAAGTATCCGGGGTGTGTGCACATAGGTGGATTGTTGCTTTGTAAGGCTCCACGGGAAGTTGCGGAATCACGACAGCGTTATTACGAAGACGTAGCATCGCAACAGATGGAAAGTGTAGACCGAAACTACTTACGAGAAGGCGACTCTCGAATGCCTTTATTGCAACCAGAGAGAACCTCACGAGTCAGTAAGTTCGGTAAATAATAAACTTTTGATTTGTAAGGAAATAAATAATGGCTAGTACAGCTGCACCTTTTGGAGCTAGACCTGTCAATACGATGAGCGCAAGCGGTTCCTTCACCGGAAAAGTTCAGCACATCAAAATTGCCAGTGGCTATGGTACAGACATTTTCAACGGAGACTTCGTTAAATTAGTTTCCGGCGGGACTGTCGAAAAGGACACAGGCACTTCTACCCTTACCTCTGTAGGTATTTTTCTAGGGGTGAAGTACACTGATCCAAGCACGAACCAACTAACGTTCAATCAATACTTCCCAGCATCTACTGCTGCGAGCGATATTTTTGCTTATGTATTGACTGATCCAGATGTGGTTTTCTTAATGCAAGCAGATGGCTCAATTGCTCAAACGGCAATTGGAGCAAACTTTGATGTTATCCAAACTGGTGGATCTACCAGTATTGGTAACAGCAAGAATGCGGTTGACGCAGATTCTGTTGCAACAACAGCCTCACTCCCACTAAGAATCTATGATTTTTATGATGGGCCAGAAAGTTCAATTGGTGATTCTTTTACCGATGCGTTGTTCATTTTCAATGCTGGGCATCAGTACAGAAACACAACTGGCGTTTAAGGAGATTTAAGAAATGGCAATTTCAAGAGCGCAAATGCTTAAAGAACTCCTGCCGGGGCTTAATGCTCTTTTTGGTTTGGAGTACGAAAAATACGAAGACGAGCACACGATGATTTACGAAACTGAATCATCTGATCGTAGCTTCGAGGAAGAGGTAAAACTGTCAGGCTTTGGTTCTGCGCCCGTAAAGGGAGAGGGTGAGGCAATCACCTACGATGCAGCACAAGAGGCTTTCACAGCAAGGTTCAATCACGAAACAATCGCGATGGGATTTGCAATTACCGAAGAGGCGATGGAAGATAATTTGTATGACTCGCTATCTGCGAGATACACCAAAGCTCTTGCTAGAGCGATGGCGTACACCAAGCAAGTTAAAGCTGCTTCTCCTCTAAACAACGGATTCACCAATTCATTCCAATCTGGTGACGGCGTGAACCTGTTCACTGCGTCTGGTGATGGAGTAACTGGTGGTGACGGACACCCTCTAGTTAGTGGTGGCAAAAACAACAACCGGCCTGTAACGGGAACGGACTTGAACGAAACGTCACTAGAATCTGCAATCATTGCTATCGCTGCATGGACTGATGAGCGTGGTTTGCTAATTGCTGCAAGACCTAGAAAGCTTATCGTTCCTCCTGCGTTGATGTTTACGGCTACGAGAATTCTGCAAACAGAAGGTCGTGTCGGAACAGCAGACAACGATATCAATGCCATATATACTAATGGCAGTATTCCAGAAGGATACTCAGTTAATCACTATCTCACGGATACAAATGCGTGGTTCTTGATTACTGACGTTCCTAACGGCATGAAGCATTTCGAGCGTCAAGCACTAGCCAACTCTATGGACGGTGACTTTGATACTGGTAATGTTAGATATAAAGCTAGAGAGCGTTACTCCTTTGGGGTAAGCGATCCACTCGGAATTTTTGGTTCCCCCGGATCTAGCTAAAAAGAAACGGTATGGGCTATCTTCGGGTAGCCCCATACTATCCTGACAGTTTCGTAAGAAGCTGACACTAGCCAAGACAGGAGACATACATGGCTAATACGACTTTCTCTGGTGCGGTCAGATCTGAAAGCACCTTCAAAACTATCAGCAAAAATACTAGCACTGGCGTTATAACAGAAGTTACAACTGTTGGTGGTGCTCCTGTAAGCTTGGCTGATAGCAATGTCACTCTCACAAACGCCACCCATAGCGGAAGAGTTCTTCTTGTACCCGATGGCGGTCAAGATAATACATACACTTTGCCAGCACCTATTGCGGGTTCTGTATTCAGATTCGTTTATGCAGGTGGAGCAGCCGATGCGACAGATGCGCTAATTATTACACCCGGAAACACTAACTTTTATATTGGTGGTGTAACTTTCTTAGATACAGATGGTAATGCAATAAGTAGTGTTTTCTCTAATGGAAGCTCAAACAGCAGTATTCAATTCAATGTTCCTGCTGGATTTGATGTGACTATTGTTGGGTTGAATACAACCAATTATCAAATCTTTGGAAATGTTACGAGTACCACTGCTCCTGCGTTTGCTGATCAATAATAGGAGATTAGTATGGCTGATGCGGTAGCAACACAAACCATACAAGATGGGCCACGTATAGCAGTTTTCAAGTTTACCAATGTCAGTGATGGAACTGGCGAGTCTGCTGTAACCAAAATAGATGTCTCTGCACTTACATCTGATCCTATGTCTGGAGCAGCTTGCTCTTCCGTAGTGATCCAAAAGATTTATTACTCAACCATAGGGATGGGAGTGAAGATATTTTTTGATGCAAGTACGGATGTTCTAGGTTGGCAACTTAACGCAGACTTCTCAGATACCTTAGACTTTTCAGAGTTCACAGGTATACCTGATACTAAGGCAAGTGGTACTACTGGAGATGTTAAATTTACTACGGTGGGTGCATCGAATAATGATGTATACAACATAGTAATGCAGGTGGTTAAGAGGTATTAATGCTTAACGAGTTTGAAAACAAAATGATGGCTTGCTTTCACGTTTTCAGTGATCCAACTGATCCTGTAAAAGTTTCTATATCTATGGATGAAGAAGGAAGGTATGTCACGTTTCAAACTCAGTCGGCAATAATAAATGCCCATCAAATGACAATAGAGCAGTTTTTAAATACGCCAGAGACATCGTTAAAGGCGATTGTTAAAGGTTTATATAGGGACTTACAAAGGGTCGTTTAAACGCATGGAACTCGCTATTCGACAAGAAATTAGAGAATGGTCGGCACAAACTTTAGAGAAACCGTTAGAGGAATATAACGGAATGAGCGGTTGTCCATATGCAGCAGCATCATGGAGCAATCATAGAGTTAAGATATCGTTTAAACGCAACGAAAGTTTTATACCTTTGTATCAGGCAATAGAGTCATTTGATGATGCTTATGATGTCGATATCGTTGTTGATTTGGAATTTGAAGAAGATCAAACAGCCTATCACGAAAGGATAGATGTAATTAACGAGGCGATATCAGAGGGGGCATTCGGTGATAGAGACTTATGGATCATGGGGTTTCATCCTGATGATTTTGATAGTCAGGTTGTGGATAGTGAAGACTTCGAGCCTTCTAACGATTATGTATATGCAATGATGTATGTTCAGCGTTTAGCTAAACTGCATGAAGCAGCATACAAGTTGGAAAGAACAGATTACTATCAATCTGTATTTGGAGAGAGCAATCCAGATCATGTGTTTAAAACTAGAGAGCTTTTCTATAACAAGCTAAAGGAGATAGCATGAGAAAGAAAAATGGCAGCAAGAAAATGGGCGTTATGAAAAAGAAGCCTATGGGAATGAGAGCGGGTATGAAGAAGAAAGGTATGCGCAATGGCAAGATGCCAAAGATGGGTGTCATGAAAAAGAAAGGTCTTCGCGGAGGAAACAAAAAGTCTCCAAAGAAAGGCGTTACCAAGAAGCGCAAGTAAAAGGGGGTTGAATGGCTAGTAAATATAAGCTAGTTGAAAATGGTTATAGCCTTATCACTATGGAGCCTGTCTTTCAGATAGTTGATGAAGACGGCAACTTAGTTGATGCTAAACCACGCTCAAAAGATGAGGCAGAAAAAGCGTTAAAAGCTTTGCAGCCAGCTGTTGAAGAAAAGAAAGCTGCGCCTCCAAAGAAAGCACCAGCTAAAAAAACTACAGCAAAAAAGAAGTAGTTAGTGACTTCTACCTACACATTCAGCCTAGACTTAGGTGATGTCATGGAGGAGGCATTTGAGAGAGCGGGTTCAGAACTAAAGAGCGGTTACGATTATAGGACTGCTCGAAGAAGTTTGGACTTGATGTTTCTCGAATGGCAAAACCGTGGCGTTAACTTGTGGACGGTAAAAGAAGGTACTCAGTCGCTAACGTCTGGCACCGCCAGATATACTTTAGATGCTAAGATATTAGATATCGTTGAAGCGTTTATTAGAACTGATGCTGGGAATACATCTAGCCAAACAGATCAATCTTTAACCAGAATATCTGTAAAGCAGTTTGCGCATCTGACAAATAAGCTGGATTCTGCAAAGCCTTTACAGTATTGGTTTGAAAGAGCCGATTCTGCTAACTCTATTAACCTTTGGCCTGTTCCAGACTCTCAGGAAACATATACCTTGGTGTATTACTACATCGAGCGTATAGCTGATACAGGGGCTAATGCAGGTACTAATCCAGAGGTTCCATCAAGATACTTGCCTTGTTTGGTTGCAGGGCTTGCCTATCATTTAAGTCTAAAGAAGGAAGAGTCTAAAGATCGAATACAATTGTTGAAGCAGCTGTATGAAGATGAGTGGCGTATTGCTTCTGATGCTCACAGAGAAAAGGGATCTTTATATTTTGTGCCGGGAGGATATAGACATTGAGCATTTATGCTAGAGGCAAATATGCTTTCGGCTTTTGTGACGTAACAGGTTTTCGTTACAAGCTAGAAGATCTTGTTCCGCTAATAAGAGATGGCAGGGATACAGGTTTGCGTGTTGGCTATGATGTTGTTGATGTAGATAATCCTCAATACGAATTAGGCAGAATGAAGATGTCTGATCCGCAAGCACTGCGTAATCCTAGACCTGATAAAGCATTAGAGCAAAGCAGGATACTAGGAGCATTTGATCCTGTTGGTGGAGGTAATAGCGCACTAGGGTCAAGAACTGTTGGTCTTGATATGAGAGGCGAGATCGGATTTGTAACAGTGGTGACAAGCTGATGGCGTGGACATATACAACACTTACTCAGGCTATAAAAGATTACACAGAAAATAGTGAAACTACGTTTTCTAATAATATTGCCAACTTTGTAAAAGCCACAGAAGAGCAAATATTACGGGCGGTGCAGCTTCCCGATTTTAGAAAAAATGTTACTGGCACGTTAACTAGTGGCAATTTTTATTTGTCAAAACCCACAGACTTTTTGTACTCATACTCATTGGCAATAGATAACTCAGGCTATGAGTATTTAATATTTAAGGATGTCAACTTTATAAGAGCAGCACATCCTGTAAGTACAACGACTGGAGTGCCAAAGTATTACGGAATCTTTGATGAAAGCACGTTTATAGTTGGACCAACACCTAATGCTAACTTTACAGCAGAGCTTCATTACTCTTACAAACCAGAATCAATAACTGCTGCATCGGATGGCACAAGCTGGTTAGGAACTAATGCAACGAATGCAATGCTGTATGGCTCACTGGTTCAAGCATATATCTTTATGAAAGGGGAGCCTGACGTAATACAGTTTTACAATCAGCAATATGAAGTGGCTTTAGGTCAGATTCAAAAAGAAGGCGATGGATATGAGCGCACTGATGCTTATAGAACGGGTCAAAGGGCAATTAAGGTTAGCTGATGAGTTCTGAGGGAAGTATTAAGTTAGGCGCATATGCTGTTCACACTACAGACTTCAAGGGCCATGACCCTGATTTTTGGGCAGAAACAGCAACAGAAAGAATTATAAATATTGGTGGCAACTGTCATCCGTTAATCGCTCAACAGGCAGAAGCGTTTAAACGTGATGTATTGCAAACAATATCGTACTATATGAAAGAGGCTATAAAGAGTGACAGGACAACTCTGATAGCGGAGTTAGAAAAACAAGGCCAACAGGAAATGGCTGATATTTTAAGGAGACTATAATGGCTATATCCACAGCTATGTGTACCTCGTTTAAACAGGAAATACTTGTTGGCACACACAACTTTACGGCTACTACAGGTAATACGTTTAAACTGGCATTGTTTACCAGCAGCGCATCTTTAGGTGCAAGCACCACCGCTTTTGCAACCACAAACGAAGTCAGTGGCACAGGATACTCAAGTGGAGGTTCAAACCTGACTTCAGTAACACCAACCACATCTGGCACAACCGCACTGTGTGACTTTTCAGATCTCACATTCTCCAGTGCATCAATCACAGCGAATGGAGCACTAATTTATAATAGCAGTGCCTCTAATAAAGCTGTTTGTGCTTTAGCATTTGGTGGTGATAAAACAAGTACCGCTGGAGACTTTACGATTACATTCCCAACAGCGGATGCGTCAAACGCAATTATCCGAATAGCATAGAGATAATATGTGGCAGATATTACTGGATGGGGTAGAGGAGCTTGGGGCGATGGCCCGTGGGGTGAACCTGTCCCGGTCACTGTCACAGGTGTATCTGCAACTGGGTCGATTGGCTCC